CTTCTAAAAATGCTTTCTGATTTAATTCTATTTGAGTCTGTGTATACTCATGTAAACATTGTCCACAAATCCAAAGATTATTCATATAACAAATTGCTTTGTTTTTTTTACACTTAGCACACATTGGTCTGTTCTCTTCTGTGAATTGCATTATTCTACTATCCCGACGATCGAAGATCTGCAATTGACATGCATCGGCGGCATATTAACTCCAGGCATTCCGTCTTTAGTTAAAAAAACTTGACCATCTAAACTTTGACATATTTCTGTTGTTCGTTCATCTAGTGCTGCTAAATATCTATAAGTCTTTATTTTATTCTCTATATACATTTCTTTGAGTCCTTGATTTGCGAGTCTTACTGTTTCTGTTCGAGCTATATTGATTGGTCTCTTACTTGCTGATAGTGTTACTCTCTTGCTTCCGTCTTCATTGAATTTTACTCTATCTTTTAGGTCAATTGACTGGTTGATGTCTTTTTCTATCTGTCGGATTGTTTTGTTTTTACGAAAGCCGTCTTTCAAGACTATCCTTAATTTGTTAATGTCTTTCTTTGGAAGTAATCCTTCAATCATATCTTGCTCAGTGAGTGCGAGTAGTTCTTCAAATTTATCTGTTCTAAGGTTTTGTAGAATTTTAACCAAGTAATCTGAATAATTAAATCCTGCTATTTCTTTGAGGTTTACGTATTGACCTACTGACATATTGCTTAATTGTGTTTCTGTTAATTCTACTTTTTTAGATTCAGTTATGTTTTGCGCGGTTGGTTTTACGACTGAATCGTCCTTTTTTGAATCTTTGATGTTAAGTTGCGCGGATTGTTTTGCTGTTGGCTTTGCTCCCGGAACTTCAGGTTGTTTGATTTTTGTTTCTTCTTTTTCTCTGTCTTGATCTTCTTTTTCTAACTTTGCTTTTTCTTCGTCTGCCTGTTTTCTTGCGTCTTCTGGGGTTGGTAATTTACTTACTACATCTAATCCCATAATTGTTGCATATTCTATTTCAAGTGATGCTCTCAATTCAGGAGATATATCAAATAATCCTAATGCGTTTTTAATCTGGTCTAGTCTTGCGTTCTTTTCTTCTTCGTCTGGTAATTCCCATTCAAATTCTACTTCGCCGTCTAACTTTGGAGATTGACTTCTCAAGTATGGTCTAAATATTTTATTTTCAATTATTTCTTCTACTAATGTTCTTACTGAATCAATAAATCTGTTGAATTCTTTATTGTTTGTCTTTGCGAGTCCTTCTGGATTGTTACTTATTCCTACTAAACTCATTGGGATTTTCATACCTAATGCGATTTGTTCTAAATCGTGTTCTGCTGCCTTTGTTAAATTATCACCTATTCCGCTGAAGTCTATTACTTTAATTTCTACATTAGGATCGGTTACCCAATTAGTAGAGTTATTCATATATGCTAAGTCTGCTTTAAATGCGTCTAAATCTGCTGGTTTTATTTTTTGTCCTGGTTGTCCTAATTTGATATGATAAGGTGCGCCTGCTTTTCTACTGATTAGTTTTGCTTTGTCTACTTCGTCACCTGCATAGTTTTCTATACTTACACGATTAGCCCAAAGTAATCCTCTTCCGTATGGATCGTTAGGTTTCTTATTGATACATAAATGTGCTATTGTATTTGCGTTGAATGGTATAACTTTTGACTTTGAAGTGTATAATTTTGCGTTTCCTTTAAATTGATTATAATTGAGAACTTTTCCTTTATTATTTCGTCTGACATACATATTGTTTGCATTCATTACTCGCATAAATTCTATATTTTTAATGTCCTTAAGGTCTAATTCAAGAAAACCATTACCTTTGCTTACTGCTTCTTTAATCCAGGGTCTTATTTTTGATTTAAAATTACTATTATTAATCAATTCATCGATTAGTGTCTGAGAGTTAGTATCCTTAATTTTAACATTAAAGTCACCTATTACTGCATCTGTTATCTTATCAACCAAGGCATCTGCTATTCCAACATTGTCTAGTATTTTGTCTACCTGTGTAAAGTCAAAAGGGTGTTCTGCGCCTAACTCTTTTGGGAATCGAATATTGTTATCGTCTACTTCCCCTTTGAATGCTTCACTTATAGAATTATACTTACCATCATTTTTTTCTTCCTGTGATACTGCAAGATAACAGGTGACAGCTTCTTTTTTTGTTTTTGACTTCAAATCCATAAATAAGTTAGTTAAAATTGATTTATATAAATTGATTTATATTATATATATTAAGTTACTTAACGAATATGTGGAGTATAATAATCATTCAAATCAAAGAAGCACCGCATCATCATAGCATCTCCACAATCAGGAGAACGTCTAAGTGATTCAAATATCTTTTCTTTACCTATTATATCTAATTTACCTTCTTTTATAACATTTCCCTCTGTACCTTTAGCAGACAAACTTTTTATCTGTTCTAAATCTTCTATAATTAACTCCTTGATTTCCATTGGAATTTCATCATAACATCCTATTTCTGCTCTCCTAACTTTGTCCGCTAATTTATAATAACATTGAGTCTTTAAGTTTCTATAATTATGAATCTTCTTGTTAAATTCAGTTTCAACAGGGCTAGAGCCATTTACAAATCCATTGATATGCGCGGTATCTACAACACCTCCAGCATTACCATCATCATCTGCTAATTGATTACTTTTTGGTACATTGTGTATCCTAGATATATGTTCAAGAGCTTCTACAACTTCATCGACTAGGGTTACATTATCCATTGCTCTTTGAAATTTACCATCTCTAACTACTGGATTTATGTATACTTTCTCTATAAACCAACCTCTCCAAACAAATACCATAGTTTTATCTCTCCCTTTTCGTGCATAATCACAAGTAATATACTTCTCAGTCCTATTTGGTATATTTATAAAATTGGTAAATATATCAAGTATCTTATCGTATTCAAACAATATAGATGGGTCATCTGAGTAGTTCCAATTACCAAATAAAAGTCTTTCTTTTGAGTTCTTGTCTAACTTGTGTAGATTATCAACATAATATTTACTCATAAAAGGATTATCGCCTACTAAAGCAGGAATGAAAGCTCTGTATGATTTTAGTTTTCCTTCTGTCCAGGGTCTCCAGTATTCTTTATATGCCCAATTCTTTGCTGGATTGCTGGCCATTAAAAGTTTTGGTACTAAGTCATATTCATCTAGCTTAAACCTAAGTCTACTCATTACAATCATCTTGGCCTTCTCTGTTATCTCACTTACTTCATCCATGAAAGCACCTGTATATTCAGTTGAACCAAGTGAATCAAATTCTGGGTCTGTTGGATATAAAAAAAGGTCTTTCAAGTAGACAGAACTTCCATTAGTAAAATAAATACTTCCTTCCATGGCATTATACTTCCAATCTGTGTCTTTCTTGAGACCCCAATCCTTGAGTACCTCTAAAAACGTCAGAAACGTGCTTTCCTTAAGACTTTTCAGTCTTGCTCGTCCCATTAGCCATCTTGTTCCAGGATAAGCCAAACAACTGAATATTAACCAAATACAGCCTAGATAAGATTTACCTCCTCCTGCTAGGCTCCACCACCATAAAAAAGCTCGGTTATTTTCTTATCTCGTAAGATTCTAAACGCTTGCTTTTGTTTTGGTGACAGCTGAAGATTAATCTCCATATTTACCCCCTATAACCCTCTTGGCTATGATTAGATTTGTCTTTTTAAGATGTTCTTCAGCATCATTTACAGTTAACTCTTTTCTCCAATATCCTGATACCATTTCTCCAAACTTATTATTTAACCATTTATTAAATAATTTTTTCTCTTGGTTTAATATTTCTTTAACTAAAACTCGACAGTCATCACATAAAGTTGTATTAATATAACCACTACCTCTATCATTTGGCACATGTGTGTTATGTATCTTAAATCCTTTATGCTTTAAAGTATCTTCTAGCATTTTAAATTTCAATATTTGCTCATCTAATTTTTTTTCTAATAAATGTTTTTCATCATTTAAGTCCGCTATTTGCTCA